CAGTCTTAGCCTTGATAATATTTCCGACCACTTCCGTTCCATCCTTTTCTTTCTTTTTGCTGAGATAAATGATCGTACTTGCTGCGTATTTGAGTCCAGAACCTCCCCCCATTTCTTTCGTTGGTACGTAAGCTCCGATGACATCGTATGTATGATTTGTGACAATGAGTGGAACATTTGCTTGACCTAGTTTAAGTGTTAGCATTCGAAATGCACCTTTCACAAGTTGCGATTTAGTCATGTCACGAACTTGCTTATCGTTCAGTGCGTCAGTGATTTCTTTCTCGGTAGAAAGCATACCAAGAGAATCTAGCACAAACATACATGGTTTGCGTTCTTCCACAGGTTTTTTTAAGTATAGGTCTACCGCTTTGAGCGCCTTTGTACGAAACTCTTCGATAGTAACAACATTAACAACAACCAGACGAGAAGTATCAATTCCACGCGATTCTACAAGTGATTTGGTGATAGCGGCTTCAGTATCAAAATAGAGACAATAACCATCGGGATTGGTATCAAGAAAATTCTTAACAACGGCGAGCGAGAAGAAAGTTTTTCCAGTACTAGACTCTCCAGCAATAGCAGTAATCTTGTTCCCAGATACACCGCCAAATATGCTACCTGAAACCAGTGCATTAAAAATGTATGAACCCGTATCAACATAAGTTTCTGTATCGTCTATATCAGATGCTAACTTGGTATAGTCATCGCCAATTTCTTTTACAATATCTTTTAAGAAGTCCATCAAGAAAAAAATGAATCAAGGTTTACTGTTTTTTCTACTTTCCACCCAATAGAATCAAGAATAATTTTGAGTGGTTCTAGAAATGCTTTCTCAAATTGTAAATCATGATCTATGTATTTGTCAAGATTTAGTTCTTTGGGAAATTCTTGAATGAATGAAATAATATTTTCGTGAATGTTATTTGGTTTTTTTAAATAAACAAATTTAATCTTTTCACCATTTTGAATTAGTGAATATTTGTTTGTGAGTTTTTTATCTTTGATGTAGTAATTGAAAAGAAGTGCTCCACGAACATGAATTGGAGTTCCCTTTGCATAGATAGAGTTTGAATCTTTGTACTTCTCAACATCAGAAGCTGACCTGGGAAATGCTATTTGCTCTGCTGGGAGTTTTTTAAATTCAGAACGACAGTTATCAATAAATTCAATAACATCATCCTCTGTTCCACTCATCATCATTTTGAGAGCATCTTTAATCATCTTTCTGCATGGAGCAGGAGTAGAAGATTTAACTGCCTCAATACCCATCATTTTCAGTTTAGGTTCTTCATAACGAACACCTTCACTATCCCATACATTAAGAATGTATCGTTTCTTGGCAGTCCAAATTCCACGATCAGCAATGTTCTCTCGCTTCATTTGCATTTTTTGGTCATACGCATTGACGTATTCAGCCAATTCTTGGTAAGAACTTTCAATATACTTTTCAAGTTCCAAAGAACAGATCTTATCAAGGAACGAAACAACGCTCTCAGTAGTTTTCTCTCTTCCTTTGTATACACTCTCGACCAAAGGACCCATATTAAGGTAAATAGAATCAGTATCCGAAGCAATAACATAATCAACTCCATTAGTTTTGAGAACCTTGTTTAGATAGGCATTCATCTTATTCTCAATCCAACGGATTGACACTTGACCAGACAAGGTGATTGCCTCAGCATTTTCCAATTTATAGTAACGAAAATATTGATTACCAATAGCACCATAAGCAGAGTTCAAAGAAATCTTCTTCGCCATCTGAATATTATTGCAACGGGCAATCTCTTTTACCAGTTCTTTGTTCTTTGTCTTTTCATATTGTTTTTTTGCTTCAATCATCTTCTTTTTAAAGATGACTCGATCCTGATACATTTTTTCCATTAGTTCAGGAAGAAATCCTCGAACGTCCTTTCGGAACATTGCGCCATTTGCACATACAGAATAGTCCTTATACATCTCAAAGTTGATTTCTCCTTTGAGGATTTTATCGACAGACACTGTTGGATGCCTTTCATCAACAAGTGTTTCTGGTGAAATGTTGTACTGCATAATCAGGTGAGGATAGAGGGAGTTAAGGTCAAACGAAACTACCCAATCATACTTTCCTGGAATTGGTTCTTTTACATAAGCACCAGCATATTTTTCATTCTTCTGGGACTTATTCCTTGGAGGAATTACAATATCTCTCTTTTTAAGATAGTTGTAGATTATGTTGTCCCACATCCTCACCTGATAGAAAACGTCAACATAATTTACCTTAGCATCATATGCCATGGTAAGTGCCAACTCAATAAGTTTCATCTTGTCTTCCAAACGGTCAACAAGTTCCACGTCAACGATGTTGTACTCAATAAACTTCTGCCATCCCTGAGTATAGAAATCTTTAAAGGTATCAAACTCTGAGTGGTCAAGTTTCTTCTGACCAAGTTCTACCTCAGCAATATAATCCAAGCGATAAGATTCTTGGGCTTTGTAAGTGAACTTTTTATAGAGATCAAGATAGTCAAGTTGTGTCAATCCACCAACATCGAAAGTTGTGTGTTTGCGACCATTGATATAAATCTCACCCTCTGTTACAAGTCCCCAATTAGAGAATCGCTTCATTAGTTTCTCGCCAAGAACTCTATTGAGACGCTTACAGATATAGGGAATATCATACAACTGAATGTTCCATCCTGTCACAACATCAGGAACATCAACCATCCAATAGTTAATGAAACTATTGAGAAGTTCATACTCACTTGGACAATGGTGATAAGTCACATTGCTTTGTTTATTATTAAATGGTTTTACTCCCCAAGTAATAATTTTCTTGGTCGTATAATCCTGAATTGTAATCGCAAGGATTTCTTCCACACAAGACTCCACATCGGGGAATCCTTGTTCAGAGGCAACCTCAATATCCAAAGTTACAAGTTTGATTTTGCTAATATCAAACTTAATTTCATCCTCTGGATATTTTTGCGAAATATATTGATAGATATAGCGATCATTTCCATAGATCTCAAACCCATCAATCTCATCATACTTTTTGTAGAACTCACGACAATCCCTTACTGTTCCCGGATTAATCGGTTCTACTGCTTCACCACTTAATGTTCTATACTTAGAATCTTTTTTAGTTTTTACAAAAAGAGTTGGGAAAAACTCATCTCTTGTCTCAAATCTTTTACCACTATCTACTCCACGAACCAAAAATTGATTTCCAATCAATTGAACATTAGTGTAAAATCTCATTCTTTAATCAAGTCCTCATATTTTTCAAGTAGAGTAGGAGTTGGATCTGAAAGTGTCAGAATCTTATCCGAACTCATCATAAATGTATCTTGTTTCGTATAACCAGAAAGGAATGGTTCTAGTGTTTTATCATTTCTAACGACAAATGGTTTTACTAACTTACAGTCAGGTTCGCCAATGTCAGCACCAACTTCTTCAATCTGACTTATCAAAATCTGATTGTTCAATAAAAGCAATACTTTGGTCATTTTACTAAATCCTGTGCAACTATTCTACCAAGAAAAAAGAGGGGAGTCAACCTGGATTTTGCCAGGGTCCCCTCGCGCCGACGATATTCAGTTATATTTATAGATAATCTTTTCTCTTATGATGATCAGGAACAATTTTCTTTAAGTTGACAGAGAGGAGTCCATCTTCAAAGAATACATCTGCGACTTCTGTATCATCTGCCATTGTCCATGCTCTCTTGAAAGATCGTTGAGCCAGTCCCTTATGGACGTAGTTGGTATCGGATTCCTTATCCTCCTTTTGTCCCTCAACGAAAAGTTTTCCATCTTGCGTATAAACATAGACTTCTTTCTTTTTAAATCCAGCGAGTGCCAATTCAAGTCTTGATTCTACGTTACTGACTTGAACAAGATTATATGGTGGATAATTAGATGTAGTTTCGTGAAGATGGAACAGACGATCAAAATATTCATCCATTCCAATTGAATTGCGAGTAATTCTATCCATCAGAGCAGGAAGATCCGCAGCAGTATACCTTGTTAGGTTAGTCATTATGGTAGCTCCTTTAAAAGCGAGTTTGTGTTGTGTGGATCCTTACGGCATCCATTACTAATTATACAAGAAACGAAAAAAAGAGGAGGGGTAAAAACCCAACCTCTTTTTAGGGTGTTCCGACTTTTGTAGAGACCGCACGAAAGGTCTCACATCTATTTAGTCTGGTTCTACTCCTTTTCCCTTCTTACCAATATTATATTTCTGTTCCAGAATCCAGTCTCCCTTATCTTTATAAGAAAGAACCTTGATTTGATTTAGAGGTGCAATATCAGATACAGAGTCTGCTTTTACAACAGTGATAAGTCCCCAATCAGCAAGAAGACGTGTAATTCGATTACGTCTCTGCACATCATTAACCGTCAGGTTAGCATGTTTGCCGTCCAGAGCAAACAGTTCCTTAAAATGAACGATATAATACTTACCTTGTTTGTGAAGAATATGGCAAGATTGATAGAGTTTTTTCTCCTTTCTCGATGCAACTCCGATACGTGTCAAAGTTTCACGAACTTTCAGAAAATCATCAGGTTCATTAAGAATAACTTCTACCATTTGGTCCTGAGACCATTCAACAGTAGGTTCTACCGTAGTAGTCAT